TTTAATAACATGTGTTCATATTATTCAATTGAAAATATTGACTGTAATGAGAGTTGGTCAAAAACAAAAAAAAATAGATATCAATATACCCAAATTAGATGATTTTATTCATAAAGTATATATTCACGCAGCAAGAAAACTATATAAAAATGTATATTTATTTGAATTGAATGTAGCTCCTTTACAAATACAAAAACATAATAGAGAATTGGAAATAATTGTTCAAGAATGTATTTTAAATTCATTGAGAGAAAGTGTTCCTGTTGAAGCTATTTTGAAAGCTTATATGGATGAGACTACAGAAGAAGATGTTGTAGAAGAAATTAAAGAAGAATATATTCAAGAGCCACTTGTTGGCAAAAACGATGATATTAAAAGTGATATTCCACAAAACGAAGATATTAATAATAACAATTCTGCTTCAAAACTATCATTTAGCGATGTTGATTTAGTAAAAGATCAATTTAATAATGAAGAGAGAATAAACGCACCCAAAGATATTCAACGGTTGGAAGAGATTAGTGAATTTAGAAACAATCAAAGAAAACTTGAAACGGACGATGATGGGGATGGTATGACTAACCAAAGAATCCAAATTTCAGATGAATCGGTCAATTTGGATTCTCTTGATGTTCATATAATAAATGAACCCGAATTAGAAACACTACCAGATTTAATCATTGATGATATAGAACTTTTGGATTAAATAATGGAATTTTTGCAAATATAAAATAAAATAATTTTTGCAAAAATTTGCGTAAAATAAGAAATAAGAATGTACTTTAGTATTTTAAGAATATTCGTAGTAAAAATGGAAAATATTTTTATTATAGCAGCAGTTATATCTATTATTTTTTTGATTGTAAAATTTATTGAAATGAGATATATTGAAAAAGATAGTAAACCATTAAAATTGTTGATAAGAGATTCTTTATTAGTTTATTTTAGTGTCGTGTCTGGTTATTTTATTATGGAACAACTAAAACCAGTAATACAAAATGGTGACGTTTTAAATAGTGGTGGTGGCGCAACTCCAGTTTTTACCAATAATCCTGAATTCTAGTCCACCTTTTTCCACCTTTTAGAAAAAGGTGGAGCCAAAAGTTTTGCGCCACTTTTTTGAAAAGTGGTATTTTTGAAAAGTGGTAAGGTGGAGCCAAAAGTTTTGCGCAACTTTTTTGAAAAGTGGTATTTTTGAAAAGTGGTAAGGTGGAGCCAAAAGTTTTGCGCAACTTTTTCTAAAAGTTGCTATTAGCGCCCAGTCCAAACCTTGATTATATTTTTTGGCAGTTTTCTTCTAATTGTTAAATCATACTTGTATTTATCATATGTATAATCAAAAGAACTATTATAGTTATGAATATTACCAAATAAAGATTTATATTTATTTGTCATTCCTGATTCTAAATTGAAAATTAATCCAAATATTCGTTCTAAACAACATCTATCTGGTCTGTTGCTGACTTTATTCAATAAGCTAAACAAATTGTATTTGTTTGCTATTTTAGTTAAAAAATTATGATTTATGTAACTTTGAACTCCAAAACAGCCGTACCATTCAGGTTTTTTTCCTAAAATCATTACGTCAGTTAATGTTAATTTTCTATTTAATGAAAATTGATTTCTAAGACTGGATACTAAACGCAATGAATTATTAACATTCTCTTTATCTGGATTAAAATGCCACAATGGTAAAACATCAATGCCTTTTATTTTATCAAAATTAATTTTTTTATGAATAAAAATACTATCATGAATGATAACGGCATTATCAAAAAATTTTTTGTTGTAAAAATAAAAATAAGGTAATAATTCACCTCGTCCTTTATATTCAGATTGGATTATTTCAACATTTTTGTAATCAAAATGGGATTTTACAAAATCATAATTACTATTGTCATCAATAACTATTATTTTAACATTTGGATATAAATGTCTAATACATTTTATACTTTGATTCCAATAATTATTTGTCATTTCTGAATTGACGTGTCTTGTCATTATAAATCCATAACTTTCCATTATATTTATTTATTATATTCTTATAAAAAAATATAATAAATTGCGTTGAGTATTTTATTGGATTTAATTTATACTAATGATGACATTCTATCAATATCAATTTTGATAGAATTTTTATTGTTTTTATCTGAATTTGAATATGGTTTTTGGTTTTCTCTCAGTAAAAACTTATTAAATTCAGGTCTTTCTAGTTGAGCTTGAGGAGTGTGATTGTGAACATGTCTAGCAATCATTTTGTATAATTTAAAATCAGGGTATCTTTCATCTCCATTATTTTTATACAACAAATTTATCCCTTTATCATCTAAACACCATTCAATAATAATTTTTTTAATTGGATCTTTAATGTTATCAATACATTTAATTTCTTCTAAATCTTCAACTAAATAATCAAAAATAGAACATGCTAAACGTGACAAATCAAAACTTGGATTTGGTTCCAAACGCGGCTTCTTTTCGTCAAAATAAGGTTCTATATTATATTGACCAGCCGCGTCGTTACCATTTTGAAAGCTATCGCTACAAAAGACCTTACCTTGAAATTTGTAAATACTTCTTCCAAAATCAATAATTTTAAAAATTTTCCCAAAAGTAGGAACCTTATATTTTTTTTTGTTATAATAATAAATAATAAACTCTTTAGATGTTTCATTGTACATTACGTTATTTGTGTGTAGATCATTATGAGTAAATGAAAATACTTTTTGATATGTAATTAAAATCATTATTATTTGCATTAATAGCGACGACCATTCATTTGTTGTTAAATCATTATTTAAAATTAAATTATCTAATGTATTTTCACAATTTTCCATGCAAATTAACTGAACCGGAAATTTACTGATTGTAACATTTATTTCCTCTTCATCAGCATCGGCATCATTATTATTTGATTGATCTTCATTTTCAGAATTAATATCGTCCCAATCACTAACAGATTTATTTTCTGAACTAAATTCGGAATTGTATTCATTGTCACCTTTACTTTCATTTTTACTATCATTTGTTTCACAGTAATCGCTTAATTCACTATTTGTATAAGATAATCTTGATGAACATGTTGAATTTGATTTAAGAGTAGTTGTTTTGTTACAATCATAATCAAAAATATTATTATCATTACTAGTATCTATTAATGTAAGTTCATTTTCAATTTCATTATTTTCACTTCTATTATTTTGATCATTAAATAAATTTTCAAAAACTTCATTATTAATTGATTTTAAAGATAGAATAGATCTTGCACTAGAGTTATAATCTATTTTAATAGATTTTAATTTTTGCTTTTCTGATTTTTTGACTAAATGTTCATAATCATCTATTTTAAAAAGTATATTTTTATTTTTATTAAAAAATTCTGAATTTGTTAGATATTCCAAATCATCAAAAACATTAAATACAAAATTATTTTTAATAGAAAGAAATGAACCATAATATTCTAATCCATGATTAAATTTGTAATTATTTTTTAGTACAGAGGTTAAATAAACAAAAAAACCATCTACGTAGGCTGAATTATTAACATCCAATAATTTATTATGACAAACAATGTCATTTCTCTCTAAATTAGGTAAATTATATAATATATTATCATTTATATCACTATATTTACCCACTAAATATTTATAAGGATCTAATAATGGTGCTAGTTTTATAAATGTATTCTTATTTTTACTTTCATCATTTTCTATATTTTTAATAATACAGTTAAATATTTTATTTGTTTCGCTCTGTGCATCAATACTATTTTTAATATTATAAATATAAAATTTATGATTTAGATTAAAATTATTATAATTTGATTCATTCAAAGAAAAAAATCTATTATAAATGGGTATATAATTTTGTGTTTTGGAGAGAAAAAGAGTTTCTTGTTTTTCTAAATTATTGAAAAGGCTACTGTTTTTTCTTTTTTGATAATTAAGATTTATATTGGTTCCAATACTAGTGTCAGACATATCTAAATTCATGTTATTAGCTAATTAAAATATTAATAATATAGAGTTTAAACTTATTATAAATTCGTAAAAATAATTAAATTAATCTTTCTAAATTTAATAAATAATGTCTTTAGAATTAAAAAAATTTGATATGAAAAATATAAGTTTTAAATCAAATGAATCAAAAGGGCCTGTTATTGTTTTGATAGGAAAACGTGATACAGGCAAAAGTTTTTTAGTAAGAGATTTATTATATTACCAACAAGATATTCCTATTGGAACGGTTATTTCAGGAACTGAAGAAGGTAACGGTTTTTATGGTAAAATGGTTCCTAGATTATTTATACATAATGAATATAACACTGCTATAATAGAAAATATTTTAAAAAGGCAACGAACCGTCTTAAAACAAATTAAAAAAGAGATGGAAACTTATAAACGAACAACAATTGACCCTCGCGCTTTTGTTATATTAGATGATTGCCTTTATGATAATACTTGGTCTCGTGATAAAATGATGCGTCTTTTATTTATGAACGGTCGTCACTGGAAGATCATGTTAGTAATCACTATGCAGTACCCACTTGGTATTCCACCAACTCTTCGTACAAATATAGATTATGTTTTTATTTTAAGAGAGAATTATATTGCAAATAGGCGACGCATTTATGATAATTATGCAGGAATGTTTCCAACATTTGAATCATTTTGTCAAGTAATGGACCAATGTACAGAGAATTATGAATGTCTAGTAATAAACAATAATGTAAAATCAAATAAATTACAAGATCAAGTGTTTTGGTATAAGGCTGAAAATCACAATGATTTTCGGTTAGGATCCAAAGAGTTTTGGGAATTATCTAAAAATTATAATTCGGATGATGAAGAAGAAAAATATGATCCAAACGCAAATAAAAAAAGAGGTAATGGCCAAAAAATTAGTGTTAAGAAAACGAAATGGTAAATAAAGTGGTATAAATTTAAAATATAATATAAATTTAAACAGTTTATATTATATTATTATAATCTATGGAAGAAGAACAAAATATTAATAACACCAGCACTGTTTTTGTCTTAGTTACAGATGTTTTATATTTTAATAAAGCATGTGTAACAATTAAAGATTTAAAAACTATTGGTAATTGGCATGGAGATATTGTATTGATAACGATTGATTTTGAATTAGAAGAATCTTATAAGTCATCTCAAAATATAATTGAAAAAAAGTTTCCATTGATAGATAAAATACATCTTTTGAATGAAATAGGACCCAACGGATTTTCTAATAGCGATAAAAGAGAGATACGAAAACTGAATCAATGGGAAAAACTGCATGTTTTTGATGATTATTTTTTACAATGGGAAAGAGTTGTATTTTTGGATGCAGGACTACGCGTATTAGACGATGTTAATTTTTTACTAGAGCTTGATTATAAAAACTCTATTTTAGCACCAAATGATGCTTCTCCCAACTTTAAAAGCGATCAAATATTTAAAAACCAGTTAAGTTTTGATAATGAAGAAAAAATAGAACTTGTTAAAGCTGATTTTGGAGAGCATATTTTTGAGTCACAGCATATGTTAAATTGCATATGGGTATATGATACTAGTATTTTAAAAATATGCAATAAACAACAATTGATAGATGCTATGAATAAATATACTGTGTGTAAAACAAATGAAATGGGTATAATGAATCTAATGTTTCATTTTAAATATAATTTGTGGAAAGAATTTCCATTGAAAGCTTCCAATGAAAAATATTTATTTGAATGGTGTGAATTAAATCACAGTTTTTACACTACATGGAGGGATTATTGCTTTATTAAATATCCTCTTACTATTAGACTAGACGAGAGACCGTGTCTTTAGGCCTTTATACATGTAAAATGCCGAAACTTATAAATATGTTCTAATTTGCAACCAACCATTATTTCTAGTATCATAATAACAAATTTCATATTTACCTGCAAAAGAAAAATTATAGTCATAACATAATCCTACATTACGACATGCGTCAAAACCAAATTCAAAATAAAATCCCAAATCACATAATTCAGTTCTTTTTATTATTTCTATTTTCTTACTTACAATGGGAGTAATAATATCATATCGTTCATCATTTTTATGTATTATATTTACATATCTCCCATTTTTATATTTTATTTTTCCATCATATTCTAATATTATATGTAATAAATCTTTTGGAATATATTGATTTTGCATTAATATTGAATTTTATATTGATATATCTTTATTATGTATTTGAAACACATATTAAAAATACAATATTTGCGTATTAGATGGTTTGTAATATGTCAGCTTATTAAATATATATGAATCTTTAATATTTGGTAAACTAAAGACTCTATAACAAAATACACAATCTTCTTTTCTATAAAATTCTGGTTGTTCTGGAAATTGAACAATATTAAAAATATTTTGTTTTATAGAAACATGTCCATGATGTATACTACCAGTTGTATCACAATATTCTTTGTGTGTAATGCAACCAGAATAACATTGTTTCAACGAATTTGGTCTTATGACGATTTCATTATCTTCAAATTTTTTTATAAATAATTGATCATCATTTGTAAATTCTGAAAAATTATGTAAAATAATATCACTATCATTTGATTCAAAAACTTTCAATAATATTTCTATTCTTTGTGGATGCATTATATCATCTGCATCTATGAAAGTTATATAATCCATTTCTGCTAACTTAGAAGCAGCTATATTACGATTTTGCGCAGCACCTTTTTTTTCTTTGTTGGTTATTATTTGTAATAAAAAAGAATAAGTTTTGAGTTTTTCATTATAATTATCAAAATCGGTATCGTCACTTGACGAACAACTAACTACTACTTTATCTGGAAGAATTGTTTGATTTTGAATAGAATCCAATAAACTGAATAGTAATTCAATATGGCCATTATAAGCGGGAATAGCAACACCTATTTTCATAATTTATTATATATATCTTAAATATATTTATTATAATTTTATAACAAAATATATTATTTATTTAATCAACGTTTTCCATACCATCTTTATCTTTTTTCAATGCAAACGGACCACTCACCAATTCGCTTTGTCCATAATCGCTTTTACCAACAACTATATTTTCACCTTCAAATAATTCTGCACGAATATCAGCTGCAGTTATTTGCTCATTGTCATTTACTTGATTTGCAAAAGTATTTTCTTTTGTACTCATATTATTAATACCAACAAGATTTCCATCGTCATCAATGCTTTGCGTTAATGCGTTGCCGCTTTTTTCGGCCTTTTTCATGTTTTCTTCAATTGCCTTTTGTTTAGTTTCTTTAACTCTTTGTTCAAAATTTTGTTTTGCATTTGATTCATTCTTTTGTTTTTCATGCATTAATTGATTCAACTCTTCTTCCATGTACTCAACGCGTCCTGTTTTGTATGCTTCTGGATCCCATGGCATCCATAAACCAACTGGACCGACAAATACATCATGATTTGGGTCAACTTCTCTCAATAATTTGCATCTTATTTCAGCTTCTTCTACTGTTGGATATACCCCTCTTATCTTAATTCCTCTAGTGCTTGTTTGAAAATTATGATTCACCCCAAATAATTTATCCAGTTCTTCTTCATTATTATCTAAAAATGTCTTATAATCATCCTCCATAGATGACTTAGCAAGTTCTTCCTTTTCTTCTTTTACAAACTCTTTAAAATCATTGGATATATCATCAAACGATAAATGATATTTATACGAAATGAAGTTTAAAAATTGTACAAATTTTTCCATAGATTTATTAACATCCCATTTCTTTAGGAACTCTTCAAAAAAAAATATCTCTTTTTGTTTAATTATTTTTTCAGGTGAAACAAATGAAATACATGCAAATTTTTGTCCTGCAATAGGTTTATCCTCTTCTAAAAGGTCTACATATTTACTATTTGGATTGTTTAGTTTGTCCATTTTTCTCTCAAACCCAGATTTAGTATTGTTGCTATTATTCATAGAATCTTTGGATTTCCCCTTTGAATTGTTTTTACCAACCATTATTTAATATTAACTATCATTTAGCAAACTTTAAGTTTTAATAATATTATAATATTTATTTTTTTTCTTTTTATTTTATATATAATGACTGGTTTAATAAACGTAGGTGAATTAGTTAAAAGAATCATCAAATATTTAGTAGAAGGTTTAATGGTTGCTATTGCAGCTTTTGCCATCCCAAAACGTTCTTTGAATATTGAAGAAATTATTTTAATTGCTTTAACTGCTGCTGCTACATTTAGTATTCTTGATACATATATTCCTAGTATGGGAGTAACTGCTCGTTCAGGTGCTGGTTTCGGTATCGGCGCCAACCTGGTTAGATTCCCAGGCGGATTCTAATCCACCTTTAGAAAAGGTGGAGCCAAACAAGTTTTGTTCTACTTTTTGAAAAATAGAATTTTGGTTTTACCTTTTTCTAAAAGGTAAATTTAAATAATTATAATATATCAACTAATATTATAATTATGCGTAAAACCATAAGAAGAAATACAATGTACAAAAGAAAAAATAATACTAGCAAAAGAAGAAGAAGAAGAACATCAAGAAAACGTAGTTTGCGAGGTGGAAATTTTGGAGGACATTGTAGCGATCCTAATTTTTCAATCTATAATACGAATTTGTTGAAATTGTTTCCTTATTCAACTTTTGGGAAAGGTTGAGCCAAATTATTATATAACATACATAATTATATTATATATGTTATATAATAATGAAATTCAATAACTTTTTAAATTTAACTTATTTAAAAAGAAAAATAAAAGAACTTATTCGCCCAAAGTATTTAGTTTTTATATTATTTTTAATAATTATAATATTTGCCATATTTTTCACTTATAAAAATGTTGTTGAATCATTTGGTGGATCAAATAGTTCAGCTGCATTTGACATTCCTTCCTTAAAAAAATGGATTTGTCCCGATACAAAAGATTGGTTTACACCAAAAAGTAAATCTTACAATTTTTCCGATTTAGGTTTTACTATGCCAAACAAAGTTATTTCAGCGTCATTTCTACTTTGTATAATGAAAAGTGATCCTAATTGGAGACCAATTTTCAGAGTCAGTAGTAAACCAAATGGTATTGATATCACTGATGGCGTCGGCGACGGAAGAAATCCTGGATTATGGATTTGGCCTAACACAAGCAATTTACATTTCAGAGTTTCTACAGATAGTACACCAAACGATGGATTAAACACAGAGGTTTATATTCCTATGGGAATTCCAATTTTAATAACTTTTGTTATAAATAATAATAACATAACAAGTTATTATAATAATATTGCTGTAACAAGTCAAAATTTTAATAATATTCATCCGAGAAATAATAATGCAACTTTATGGATAGCTGATTGGAATGCAAATCAAAATTTTTTTATAAAAAATTTTACTTTATATGATGGTGTATTGACGCAAAAAGATGTTAATGATATTTATGATAAATTAGATCAAGGCCCTGCTGGTGCTGTTGGTCCCGCTGGTGCTATTGGTCCCGCTGGCCCTATTGGTCCTGCTGGTGCTGCTGGCCCTATTGGTCCTGCTGGTGCTGTTGGTCCTGCTGGTGTTGCTGGCCCTGTTGGTCCTGGGGGTGCAGTCGGTCCTCCTGGTCCTGGGGGTGCAGTCGGTCCTGCTGGAGTTGCTGGTGCTGCTGGCGCAGTTGGGCCTCGTGGTGCTACTGGTCCTCCTGGTACTGCTGGTACTGCTGGTATTGCAGGACCTCCAGGTACACCTGGAAATGTAAAACTAGACCTTGTAAATTTTTAAAATAATGATGTTTGGCTCCACCCATCTACTTTTCAAAAAGTAGAGCAAAACAACCTTTGGGAAAGGTTGTACCAAATGTTTGGCTCAACCTTTCCCAAAGGTTGACTAGATTGTGGGAATGAATTCCCAATTTAATTCTTCGCATATTTTTTTCCAAATATTGTCTTGTTCAATACGTTTTTCTTTATCTTTCAACATTGGAAAGTGCTGTAAATATTGTTCTTCACCTAATAACTCACAAAGTTTATAAGCAGTATAATAGTAATTTAAAAAATTGACTCTATCATCTGGACAGAATTTTGAATATGGTGACTGTAATTCAATAAATAAATTACACAGTGTTTCTTCTAATTCACTAGCCATAATTGGTGGTTTTATACCTAATTTATCTTTAATAAATGGAATATGCTCGTAATATTTATTATAACCCAATTTTTTTAATATTTCTTTTGTTTTAATATTGGTAATTTCACTTAATTCAATTCGTTCTTTTTTAATTTGTAATTTAATATTTTCAATAACATCATAAGGTATTTGTGTGGTTTCTTTACCTTGAAACTGTGACAATATTTCTTTGAAGTGATTTATTCTTTTATAAGCATAAAAACAAACTTCTTTTGGCGGTTCTTTGTAAGAAGGTTTTTCATTCTCTATTAAGTATGGTACGTACCTATAACAAATATTACACATAAGAATACCTTCATCCTCCAATGGTACTAATTCACCTTTAAAACAAAATTTGCATATATCAGTTGGATAAACATAAGAATTTACATCCAAAAACATATCATCAATATTTGAGAGATATTTTTGAACAATGTTGTTATTATTATGAGTTAATTTTTTTTCTTCATTATTAGATTCATTTATTTTAAAAAAACTATTTAGTATTTTACTTTTGTTATTATTTGGTTTGGTATTAATATTTGTTGATTCTTCATTAGAAATGTTCTTTTTATTTTCAAAATACTCAAAAATATACTTTGAATTATCCAAAAAATACTCTTTTTTCTTGGTTTTTAATTCTCTAATGTTTATATTCAATTCTTTTAACCTATCAATTAGTTCAAGTTTTAACTCAATATTAATTTCCTCATTTTTGAGTTGTTGTTTTATTTTATTTTTTTCGTTTTGTAATTCAGGTATTCTATTGTTTTCATCCTTTGCAAACTCATTAATAAATTCTTTGTGTTTGTTATCCAACGTGATAGCATTTTTTTTATTAAACTTTAATTTTTTTATTGTTTTTGGTTTGAAAGATGGCATTCAAAAAATAAACGTGCTTTAAATTAAAAGATACTATTTATTTAATTTAAAATTAACATATATTATATAATGTATATAAACTTATTTGACAGAGGTGATAGATTAGGTTCAAATATTATAAGTTATATATCACAAATATTGTATTCATACAAAAATAAATATTTCATTAGGTTTACCAAAAATAAAAACGAATACAAATATTATAATTCTATTTTTACAAAAGCATTATTTAATTATATAGAAATATATAATGAAAAATTGTATAAAAACAATCACATTAATAACGATATCAATATAAATTTCGGTAGTTGTTACGATTTAGTAGTTACAACTAGTTCTTGTTTAACAATTTTAGAAACGGATTTAATAACTTATTTTATTAATCATATTTACAAACATATTAAAATAGATTTTGAAAATTTTGCATTGTCATATAAATATAATGTTCCTTTTGATGTTAAAAAAACAATATTAGTTCATTTACGATTAGAAGACGTTGTTAATCGCAGTGATTACGATGGTTCAAAATGTTCTGACTATTATAGAAATAAGGTGGAGAAAAAAGAATATTGTGATTGTGGAATATTTTTAAATGATAAAATAAATAGACAGGCCCCTTTATCTAAAACAAAAATACAAAATATTATAAATAAAGCAAAACAAGAGTTTCCTAATTACAAAGTAATATTAATAACGTCTCCTGATTCAGATACAACTGTTTATAATTATGAAGTCATCAAGAGTACTGATGAAAATTTAGATTTATATTTACTAACAAAATGTAATGTTGTTATTTTATCAAGAAGTACATTTTCATTGTCGTGTATGTTTTTTGATAAAAATAAAAAAAAAACATATATACCTTCATGGGGTCATTTTGTTTGTTGTGGATTAAATACGAATTATGATAAAATTGATAAATCTAAAATAGAATATTTTTATTAAAATGTTCTTATATAGACAAGTTTAAACAAATTAAAATTTTTCTTGAAAATTAATAATGGATTTAACAATAAATATAGAAGATTATTTAGAAAATAACAAAATCAAAATAAACCCACTTATTTTTAAAAAAATGAATTTAATTTATAATGCATTAGAGGAAGGATGGTGTATAAAAAAGAAGGATACATCTTATATTTTCACCAAAAAACATGAAAATAAAAAAGAAATTATTGAAGATTCTTATTTATTGAAATTTATGAAGAGCAATCTAGATTGGAATAAAATAATAGATAAATAAATTAATATTAAACTGTTAGTTTTAAATTAAATTCAATATAATTATAATTAAATTTAATTTCCAAATTTTTTTTTCTTTAGCAATTGTATAAAAATGGGAGGTGGATTAATGCAACTAGTCGCCTATGGCGCACAAGACGTTTACCTAACTGGAAACCCTCAAATTACTTTTTGGAAAGTAACATACCGTAGATACACCAATTTTGCTATTGAATCAATTGAACAAACTTTCAATGGTCAAGCCGATTTCGGTCGTCGTGTCCAATGTATCATCAGTAGAAATGGTGATTTGGCTTACAGAACTTATCTTCAAGTCACTTTACCTGAAATCAACCAACTTATGGGACTTGGCGCCTTCGTCCTTGGACAAGGACAAGGAGTCTATGCCCGTTGGTTAGATTTCCCTGGTGAACAACTTATTGCTCAAGTTGAAGTTGAAATTGGAGGTCAAAGAATTGACCGTCAATATGGTGACTGGATGCACATCTGGAACCAACTTACAATGACCTCGGAACAAGAACGTGGATACTACAAAATGATTGGTAACACCACTCAACTAACCTTCATCACTGATCCATCCTTCGCTGAAGTTGACGGACCTTGTGACTCATTAGCTCCTCGTCAAGTTTGTGCTCCAAGAAATGCTCTTCCAGAAACAACCCTTTACGTACCACTTCAATTCTGGTTTTGCACAAACCCAGGTCTTGCTCTTCCTTTAATCGCTCTTCAATACCACGAAGTCAAAATCAACCTTGATATCCGTCCTATTGATGAATGTTTATGGGCTGTTACTACCCTAAGTTGCAACAGTGATCCAATGCAAGGTGCTGCCACTCAATATACCCCTGGCAGACCAGTACCAGCCACTATTGCCTACAATCAATCATTAGTTGCTGCTTCCCTTTACGTTGATTACGTCTTCCTTGACACTGATGAACGTAGAAGAATGGCACAAAATCCTCATGAATATTTGATCACCCAACTACAATTCACTGGTGATGAATCAGTTGGTTCATCATCAAACAAAATCAAACTTAACTTCAACCACCCTGTTAAGGAATTAATCTGGGTTGTCCAACCTGATCAAAACGTTGATTACTGCTCATCCCTTGTATGTGATGCTCTTCTTTTCAAGGTCCTAGGTGCTCAACCATTCAACTATACTGATGCAATTGATGCTCTACCAAATGCTATTCACGCTTTTGGTGGACCAGCTGCAATTGCTGCTGACTCACGCGCATACATTGATGTTCGTGGTCTATTCAGTGATGCTGGTGCTGAAGATGCTTATCTTCCAGACACCTTTACAGGATACTGGAACGGACCAAATGATCCATACAATGAGCCTAATCTTGGTGGACATGCTCCTCAATACCCAGCATCAGTAGCAAATGATCCAAATGTCCTTGCTACTCTTGGTGGATTAATTGATACTACCCCTCACAATAGAGCAGCTGAATCATCTGTCTCTGACGCTGGAACATTCGTTCTTACTGAAACCTCTTTATACATGCACTGTTGGGGTCTAAACCCAGTCGTAACTGCCAAGTTACAACTTAACGGTCAAGATAGATTCTCAGAGCGTGAAGGTTCATACTTCTCATGGGTCCAACCATACCAATCACACACCAGAAACCCTGATGAAGGTATTAACGTCTACTCATTCGCCCTTCGCCCAGAAGAGCATCAACCAAGTGGCACATGCAACTTCTCAAGAATTGATAACGCAACTCTTCAACTAGTTCTTTCTAACGCCACCGTTGAAGGAACCAAGACCGCCAAGGTCAGAGTTTATGCCACCAATTATAACGTTTTAAGGATAATGTCGGGCATGGGTGGGCTCGCATATTCCAATTGAGCAAACTTGTTACGATTTATCGTGTCAAGTTTTTTATATTATATTTGTAAAATTTATAAAAATATTTAATAACTAAATTATTGCATTTTAATTATTAAAGCAAAAAACAATATAGAGATAACATATAAATTACATATATAAAATGAGCGTAGATATTGTAAATCTCATTGAAAGTAATCCAATTACTAAACTGTCTGGTAATTATCAATCAAAATTGATTGAAAAGGTACAAAATACATTCAATAATTATGAACAACAATTATTTTTGTCTAGTTTTTATTGCTATTTAAAGTATGATACAAAAAAAGATTTTGTGATTGATTTAGATAATGTATGGCAATGGTTAGGTTTCAGTCAAAAAGTAAATGCAAAAATGTTGCTTGAAAAAAATTTTACTATAGATATTGATTATAAAAAATTGCTTTTGTTACAACAAAAGCAAAGCAAACACATCAAAGGTGGTCACAACAAAGAAACGTTTATGTTAAATATTGACGCCTTCAAAAAATTTTGTTTAAAAGCAGGAACGAAAAAAGCAGATGAAATACACGATTACTTTATTAAATTAGAAAATATCATGTTTGAAATTACAAAAGAAGAAGGCGAAGAATTAAAAAAACAACTTACTCAGTTAGAAGATGTCAAAAATAAAGAAATGGAAGAAAAACTTATAAAACAAAGAGAAAAAATATTATTAAGTGAATATGCTCAAGCAGGTTCATTAGTTTATATTATCAAAGTTAAAACATTTCCTAACGGAGAATATATTGTCAAAATCGGTCATAGCACAAAAGGAATACATAATAGATATATTGAACACAAAGGAAATTATGATGAATGTTTACTATTAAATTGTTTTATTGTAGATAAAAGTTATGACTTTGAACAATTTTTAATTCATCATGATAACATTAGATTAAACAAAGTAACTGATTTAATTGGTCATGAAAAGGGAAATGAATTATTTTTGATAGGTAAAAATTTAACATATCAAATACTCCTTCATATAATTCAAAGTAATATTAAAAATTATAATTTTACTATTAGTGAATTATTGAAAGAAAATGAATTATTAAAAAAATTGCAAATGCAATCAACGAACATTCAAAATAATAATTGTAATACAAAGGATAATGTAGAAATTCATGAATTATTATTAGAATTAACCAAAACAGTAAAACAATTGTCCAGTAAAATTGATAATCTTGAAAAAATTAATATGGAATTATCAGAAAAAATAAATTCAACACAAACAAAAGTATCCACAGGGTTCAATGAACCATTAGTTACACTTGGACCAAGATTACAAAAAATTAACCCCGAAACATTAGAAATTGTTAAGGTATATGAAAGTGTTAGTGAAGCAATGAAAGAAAACTCGCAGATAAAAAGACCTAGTATTAACAAAGCAATTTCTGAAAATACCATTTATTGTGGATTTAGATGGCTTTTTGTAGAGAGAAATCTAGACCCCAATATCATATTACACATTGAACCTACAAAACAAACAAAAATGCAAAATTTAGGATACATTGCCAAATTGAATGCAGAAAAAAATGAGATTCTAAATGTTTATTTAGATAGAAAAACTGCTGCAAACTTAAATGGGTATTCATCTTCATCCGCTTTAGATGTACCAGTGAAGAAATACATAATAACAAATGGACACTATTATAAATTATATGAACATTGTAATGAAGAGTTAATAAATAATTATGAGACCAAACACGGAAGTCCTATTTTATACAAAAATGGCATTGGACAATATGATTTACAAGGTAATCTTGTAAAGGAATTCGTCTGTAAATATGATTGTATTAAAATTCTCTCTATAAGTGATAAAACATTAACAAAAGCATTAGAAAAAAATATACAGTACAATGGTAATTTTTTCAAAGAACTTGGTAGTAAATTATCATGTATCAGTTAAAAATCATGTATCACAGTTCACTCATCCCCTCACCCCACCATACTTATCATTCCTATTATCCCTATAAAACGATTCTATATGATAAACTGATATTCTATTAAATGTTAAATTTTCACACACATCCACAGATAGTTGTTTTTGTATAAGACGATTTGTTTCTTGTATATTTTCATTATTTATTTTTATTTTGGATGCTTCAATAGAGTTATTCAGTCTCTGTTTCAATCTTGACATTTGTAATCTAGACGATAACTTTTTCACTTTTTCATCAAAATAAAAAAATGAAAATACTTTCAATTTTTTATTTTTTCAAAACAATATTTTACCAAAAATTTCAACGATTATTCACTAGCATCAATATCAATCTCAACCTCCACATACTGATTATCCTTCCAAATGACTTTATTGCTGTTAAACAATAAATTCATATTAATTATTTCCGGCTTCTCTGCGTTAGCGGTAAATATTTTCATAATTTGTTCGTCATCTCTAAAACGCAATGAATATGTTTGTTGAATATTATTTCGTCCAATACGACCCATTGCTTGAATAATTTTTTCTTGAGTTAAATTCATTCCTTTACTAATGTACCCATGACAAAATTGATAATTTGTTCCATAAATATAGTCACTTGATGCGATAATTAGATACAATTTTTGTTCATCTGCCATTTTCTTCATAATTTCAGTATATCTAATATTTTCATGATTAATGAAAACCCCGATTCCCATCATTAATAAGATTTTCCAAGTATCTTCAATTCCATTAAGCAACATAATATCATTGATCACCGATTCTTCAATATTACTTGTAAATGCATGTGCCGTGGTGTCAACTCCAATAGTTTCAGCCCATTTTTTGATGTGATGCATTTTGTTCGGTACAAAGGTATCATTCAAACTTACATTTTTAATCATTTGTCGGAATGTCTCAATTTCTCTCGTTAGGCGCGCTACTTGACCTTTACTAGTATCCATATTATCAGCTTCTCTATTGAATTTTCTTACATTTTTCAACGATTTTCCTTTGTTTCCACTGCCACCACCACTATCAGCATTAGCAGTTAATTTGGCTTCTTCTGCCTCTTTCAGATAATCTACATCTTTTTCAAGCTCATCAATTTTTTTGTTCAATACATTGTTATATTCAATTTTCTTCATCAAATCATCCATGACTAAGGATGGTATATTTGCTTGTTGAATGCAAAATTTGGCAATTTTTTCAATATCATCGCAAATAAATATTGTTGGACCATCTGTCAAAGTATACGCGTCTTTCGTAGTTACATAAATAGCCGATGTTCCAACTGATGCGCACATATTTGTATGTATCTTTGACCCAGTAATAACAGAAGTGTCTGTAAAACTTCTTTTCAATGGTTGGCCTGATAAATTGGAACTCGTATCACTAGTTGAACCAGGACCCAAACTGGCTTGTTTTATCGGTATTCGGTTGCCTTTCAAATCAACACCATTATTTTCTATTAATTGGGGTACTCTCATATTTTTGAATTCAGAATAAATGTGTTCCCACATAGTAGGATTTATATTTTTTAATAATTTTATATAATACATTTTAATATTTTTCATATTAATGTCATCTAACGATTCAAAATAATTTTCTACTTTGAATCTTTCAGGAATGACTTTCATACCATTTACATATGTAACAAATTTCACGACCTCATTCAAATCCAAATATCGTAAAAGCGTTAAATAATTTTCACAATGTCGTGAAATTTCCATTATTTGAGAATAGTCGTTACTTAAAAAGTGTGGCAGTTCAACAAAACCATCTTTATTAATAATTGGAATGGACTTTTTACAATCGTGACTAATAATACTATAAATTTCACTATCAGGAAACTTGCATTTAAAATCACGAATAGTTTCACCTAACTCATTTTCTTTTGGCAAAGTAGCTGAAGATAAAATAACAGTAGGAATTTTATTTTCACTCCAATTATTTTTGATAATAGAATGAAAACTGTGTTCATTGTAATCTAATGTAATCGTTGGTTCATCCCAATATACCATTAATTTTTCATCATGATTAAATGCACGCATATAATACATTGCTGGAATAAATGATTTAATATCGCTAATAATGATTTCTACATTGATACCGTTAGAATTGTCCACTTTTTTAATCCCTCCTGTTCTCTTATTAACACTATAATCTTTTGCTGCAAAATAATGTAAACGTATGTCATCTGCGCTTGCACATCCAAATGCAAAAGCAATTTTTTTATTTACTGAAATAGCTGCTCGCGCCAACGCTAATCCTACGTGTCTTGCAGCACATACAAATATAATTCTGTATTGCTCAGATAACCCGATAGGAGTCAGTGTTTTGCCTGTACCGGTTGGTGCCATATATAAAATCAATTTAGGCTGAGGATTTTTGCAAATGGTGAAAATTTCTTTTTGATGTTCATACAATGTCATATCACTGTATTTGAGCAAATTAGTATTTTTTTCTATCAAATCAACTGCATTTTCAATTACATTCATAATATTCAATTCGTTTTCAAAAGTTTTTATAATAAATTCGCAAAATGTAATAATGTGTCTGTTAATTTTAATAATATTGTTTTTTTGTAATTTATATAGTGTAAAATAACTTAATGCAAATTGTTTACTATCTTTATTTCTTTTTGAAATTAAAATTTTATTTATAGTTTCTAGTAAAATATATTCATATGTAGTGTTAATTTTGTAATTTTCTGTAGTGTTTTTTTCTAATCTAATTTTATCTGCCGATTTGATTTGAATATCATTGTTTATATTAATTTTTAAGTTAATATTGAATGTTTCAATCATTTTTTCAACATGTTCACTCAAATATTTATTATAAATATAATCTTCCATTTTTGAATTATATTCAATTTTTAAAAATGTAAAAAGTGAATCGTTGTTGTTAATTTTAATATTGACGTCATGATAACCAGAAATTATTAATTTTAATATTTCTATTTCATTTGTTGAAAATGGGACTTCAATAGAATCCCATTCTGATTTAATTAATTTTCTTTGATTTAAATCCATTATAAAACTGATAAATATTTTACTTATAAAATTATCTTTATATGAATTAATTATATCATTTTTTTTAGTAATTGATATAATTAATTATTTTAATAAAAATAAACTAAATAATGTAATGAAAAGTAAATCATTGGTTTATTTTTTCGGTTTTTTCATATTTTCCCCACCTTCAGTAAATCCCTCCATACGAAGAAATTTCTTTAATAATTTACTTCCAAAATAAAATACTACTGCAAAAACTACTGCATGTACCAAGGCAACAGTAAATTTACCACCATTTTTTGGTAATCTAAGTAAAACACCAGGAGTTAGTAAAAAGAAAAGAATAGCAGCAAAAACTAAAATGAACGGACTTTGCATTTTATTATAAAATATATAAATATTATTTTTTAAAATTATGGCTAAATCTTTTTATTTCATTTTTACACCTTTGTTAATTGTGTAAATTACACGCCAATACTATCATCATCTATAAATTGTTCATCATCATCATCATCAGTAATATCAATCAAATCTGGTATATCATCGTGAGTGGTGGTACAGTAACAAATTATTTTGTCAGTATAAAATATTATATCATTTTCAAATACATTGTAATTACCGCAACATTTACAATTATAAGCTTGAAATTGGCGATTTGGTCCATCATCTTCATCAAAAGTCCAGAAAACCCATTGTTGGTCGGTGTTTTCATCATAAACAAATAAATCATATGGGTTTGCTCTAGAAATAGTCGCGTTTTTAAATAAATGACAAATTCTTTGTTTTTTATATTTTATAAAATTTATTAATTCCCACGTTTTTAAATCATAAAAACAATAGCTTTTTATTTCATTCAATAAATCATATGATAAATTAAGTGAATTAATACACATTTGTTTTGCAATAGAATTGATACTTGCCATTTTGAATACTTATATTATTATACTTTTTATCTTTTATAATAGATAAACAAAATGAATCAATTTTTTTAAATTTAAAATAAAAATTGAATTAAAAATAATATAATAATATTTTACATAAATAAAACAAATTATAATAGATAATGTCACAAATTATTACAATTGAAGGAAATATTGGTTCAGGTAAATCAACACTTTTACAACACTTGAAAGAAAAATACAGTGCAACAAATCAAACAACTTGCAATATTATATTTTTAAGAGAACCAGTTGATGAATGGGAAAATATTCAAGATGAAAATGGAATTTCCATATTGCAAAAATTTTATGCGGATCAAAAAGCATACTCCTTTTCCTTTCAAATGATGGCCTATATTTCTAGATTGGCATTGTTAAAAGAATCTATTGAGAAAAATCCACATGCGATTATCATTACAGAACGCAGTTTAGTGACAGATAAAATGATTTTTGCAAAGATGTTATATGATTCGGGTAATATTGAAGAAGTTGATTATCAAATTTATACAAAATGGTTTGATTGTTTTGCAAAAGATTATCCGATTAAAAAGGTAATCTATGTAAATTCTTCACCAGAAATATGTTATGAAAGAATTCATGAAAGATCTAGATTAGGTGAAGCAGAAATACCTTTGAGTTATTTATCTAATTGTGATTCATATCACAAAAATATGATTGAGACTTTCTTAAAAAATGAAAATATAAGTGTTATGGAATTAAATGGAAATACAAATATAAAAATAAAAGAAAATGAACATTGTTTGAGCGAATGGTTGGAGAAAGTTGATGAGTTTATTAACAAATAATAACAAATAATAAATTTTTGATAATAAAAATAAAAATTGAAATTATATATTAACTTTTTTTCATTTTCAATTATACCTACCCAAATTGAAAATGAAAGTAATGAATTTTGTAAACCTCATCAACCAAGCATTTAGATTTGTCATTCAAACAAGTCAAGAATATCACATTGATGAATCGCATTCGCTCAAGCACAGTTTAGAAGTCTTTAATTACGCAAATACTATTTATGAAAGTGAAGTAGTAAAATTTCCTCAATTAGAAATTCATCGCGAAATCATTAGTTTGGCCTCTATTGTCCATGACATGTGTGATAAAAAATACATGAATGAGGATTCTGGTGTTGAAAATATGAATAAGTATATGAAAGATTATATATTGCCAGAAGATTTGAAAGTCGTTTCTGACATTATCAAAACAATGTCTTATTCAAAAGTCAAAATAAATGGGTATCCTGATTTTGGTGACTATCAATTGGCTTATCATATTGTAAGAGAAGCAGATCTTTTAGCAGCGTATGATTTAGATCGTTGTATTATTTACAGAATGATGCACAGCAAATTTAACTATACAGATGCGCTGACTGAATCCAAAGAACTTTTTGAAAATAGAATATTGAATTATCGCAAAGACAAATTGTTTGTAACATTTTATTCTAAAAACAAATCGCTTTTACTACATAGAAAAGCAGTGAAAGACGTTGAAAAACTGGATTCATTGTTGAAAATAATAAAATAGGTGTGTTATTATTTAAAATTGAAATAATATTTTAATCATAAAATTAAATAAATAACAAACAACCCAAAGAGAAATGACAATGTTAATGAAAACTGGTATGACAAATTTGAGTGCAATTTTAGGTAAAAAAAAACCAAGAATTTTTCCTCAAAGTTGTTATTTATTACAATTTGATGGTTGCAGCAAAGGTAATCCAGGTATGGCAGCAGCAGGTGCTGTTTTATATAAAAACAATGTTGAGATATGGTCTGGTGGTAAATTTTTAGGATACAACGAAACAAATAATTATGCTGAATATATGGGACTGATTATGGGGTTAAGTAAAGCAATTGAGTTAGATATTAGTGAATTAATTGTTGAAGGTGATTCTATGTTAATAATAAAACAAATGACTGGTAAAAATCAAGTGAGATCTAGCAATATAAGTGAACTTCATAAACTGGCTATGGAACTTAAATTAAAATTTTCAAATATTATATTCACTCACGTTTATAGAGAAAATAACAAAAGAGCAGACGAATTATGCAACAAAGAAATTGCAAGAATTATTGAAATGGACAATAACTTGAAATTATACTAATAAAACGCGATGCCTAAATTTTTATAACACTAATTAAGACCGTTATAAATATTCACTGTACTACATACGTAAAAATTTCATTAAAAAATGTAGCACTAACGCAAAAACAATTGCGTGTACCGCAGCAACAGTTAATCTACCACTCTTAGGTGGTATATATAAAAGAACCCCAGGAGTTAAAAGAAAAAATAAAATTGCTGCGTAAAAAGCGGTTCCCCAACACATTTATATATTATACAAATAAAATAATTTGCTATTTTGAAGAAAATTATTTTATTTTAATTAGATATATTTTTTACATTATTAACCAAACGTGTAAAATACCGAAAAATTTAGTACTCAAGTAATTGAATATCTAATTTTTTTTGTGGTTTAAATCTCAAAAGATCTAGTTCCTTTTTTGAAGTTGGGAATTCTTTCTCTCCATAAATGTCTTGTAGCATTAACCATTCAAATAGACCTCCTGTATAAACATATACATTATAAAAACCGAATGATTGCAATTGATCATATTTTTTAAATACTTTATCATCATTGCAATTTTTTCCATAAATAATAATTTTAATGTTTTTTTTTCCAGATTGTAATAAATGATTGATTACAGCAGTTTCTTTTTCAGGTGTAATTGTATTTGGTAATAAACAGTCTTGGCATGATTCTTCTAATGTGTTAATCAATATATATTTATCTTTATTATATAAGGAATATTGTATGTCCTCAAAATTAATTTTATTCATTGAAGTCGTATTTCCCATAAATTTAAACAGTTTATATAATTATTTATTTTTGTTACTTATAATTAATGAAAAAATATGTTTAAATTTATATATTTTAAAATGTATAAATTTAAACATAATTTCAGCGTTTTTTCAAAAATTTTGAATAAGTAATCAATACGAGCAACCCAATTGGTAAAAATAATGGTTCATAATAATTAAAATATGTCCAAGTCATTACAAATAATATTGGAAATATATGCAATCTAGGTATCAAATTATAACAGTCTGAAGTTCTAAAATAAATCCAAAGTCCACTACAAATAACAGAAATAATAACTTTATTATTATAACTAAGATATTTATCCAAGAACATTATATTATATATATTATATATTATGTTTACAAAATTATATTTAGACACTACAAATCCTAAACTTTAGTTTCGTCAATTGTTACAACAACCCATTTTTATGTCAATAATTATTTCCGTAGTGTTTCATACAGTTATTTATGTATTATTTTTGAATATGGCACATTTCATATTTTTTAGAAAGATTCTCTCTAATGGTACAAATAAACTATTATTAATGACGCTTATTTCAATTATGTTTTTTGGATTCTTTGCAAGATTTTATCATGTTAAAGACATTTATAACGCATACAACGGAGATATGGTAAAAACGCGAAATCATCTTGATAAATTGTATATTTCATGGCTTTTTATTTCATAATATCTTCCTAATGAAATTGAACTACGATCTCAACCTCTTCTTTTTTAATACTTTTTGTCGCAGAAATAGATAATTCTTCCCTTTTCTTTCTAGTTTTTGTATTATCTATCTTTAGTTCTTTTCGTTTGGATGTACTATTTCGTGTGTTCATATCCTTTTCAATAGTTTCGTAGTTCTCTTCAATGTAATCAATTACCTTATTTTCAATAGCCCATTTAAAAAAGTTGAGCTGACCAATAGTAGTCTCAATAAATTTATCACCTTCATACGGAATACTTATTCGTTCCCATCGGCAAAAAGGATCAAACCGACGTTTGCTATACGCTTTTAATTTTAGTTTATAATCAAAATAAACCTTGAACCTTTTAATATTTCCTGGATTATCATCAATTGTATATAAAGTATAAAATTTTTTCGCATAATTAGTAGCAAACCAGTCTACAATTCGTAATGAAATTTTTGAATCACCTGTAATAATTTTAAGCATTTTATTTAAATATTCTCCCTTTTTATAAAAATCCATTAAATTATTCAATAGTAAATCATTTTGTGTAGTGTAAGTTGTTAAAGTATTAAAATTCATATATGAATTAATCTTCAAAAATATTTAAGTCTTTTACAATAAAAATATTATTATTGATAATTATTATAAATATTATTACACCGACCGGAAAGAAAAATGAGACACAATGTACTTATGATTTGTATATTTTATAACTATGTTTCAAGTAATTTGACAAATGTTCCTTTGTTATTTTCTTCTCTAAAATATTAGAAAT